TCATTTCGAGTTAGGCTTGAATTTTATGTATTTATTATTTACATGTATATCACGATACCCATTGTTGATAACGCTATGTGTCTGCCCCGTTGCAATTATGGTGTATTCCATTCTTGTGTTTAACTGGTTGCCCTGAATATCTTCAGCATCGTGTTTTAGATAAACTTTATTCATAAGCATAAACTCCCATTTGATTTTGAAGTTCTTCGGACAGTTCGTAATATTTTTTATACTGTCCTTGATAATAATCTCTATCACCTCTAGCATCATAGAGTTCCTGCTTTGTTAACTCTAGATTGGTTTTTAGGTTTCTAGTGGTTTGTTTCTCTTGTACCAGGGCAATTCCTAGTAATAGTGATAACAGCACTAGAATGGCTAAAATTGATGTTTCTAAGCGTTTCATAGTTTTACACCTTTTTTAGATAATCGCCACTTACCCATCCGCTAGGAATACGAGCAAATCCGTTTTTCCATTCCTTTACAGTAACACGAGTACCATTTAATAACCCACCGTTGTCATTTGAATGTTTTTGACCATCGACTGTTAACTGTGATTTTGATTTTCTTGAATAATTTGTCCCTGGACCACTTCTAACAATTAAAGCACTGTCTACAAGCACTTCATAAGTTCCAGTTGATTTTGTGTTAGATGAAGAATTACCTTGAACTTTAGTGCAATATTGTAGAGATACCCATCCTTCACCTGTATAGCCCCAACCATTTTCCTCTTTAGAGATGGTTAATTCTGTACCGTTGGCATAAGCAGTCACCTTAGCCCCGTTTATACTTGGCTCTTTTCTACAGTTTACACCGCTTGGCGTATCGACTTTAACTTTATAGTTTACAGTTACACCAGCATTATTTTCAGCTTGTGGAATATCACTAACATTAGGTGTAGCACCATCGTACATAGGCTTAACGAATCCACGAATGCTTGCACTTCCCACAGTTACAGTTCTACGTCCTACTGCATCATTTTTATTACCTTCGATAACTGTAAATGTATTACCATTAACGCTTTCTACGATACCGACATGTTCTGGCCATCCATCCTTTTTATCCCAGTCATACATAATTAAGTCTCCTACGTTAGGAGTAATAGCCCCGTTTTCTTCCCAGATACCCATTTCTTTAGCTTTTTCAATTGCTTTACCGCAAGAACATTCAAGCGGGCATAAATTTGCAAGCCCTACCTTAATAAACAAAGCTGAAATAAATACCATACACCAGCTATCATTCGATTTAACTTTATAATTGCGTGGTAATGGTGTATAAGCATTATATACATTAACAATTTCCATATGAGACCCATCGCTTTCTCTACATCCAATCCACGCTCTTGCTAAGTCTAATAATTGTTTTACTGTTGTCATTTTATTTATCCTCCAATTTAATGCATTTGTTTTCCCATTTTTTGTAAGCATCGAAATACACTTCATTTTTATCACCGTTATATGTTAATTCATAGTACATTCCATCACTAACAGTTGTAGACAATAAAGCTTTGTTATTTTGCAATGTTTTACAACTCCATACCACAAACACATCAACTTCTGTAATTTGCTTTTTATCCGTTTTATCAAGATGTTCATTCGTATACTCAACAATCTCTTTCTTACATAATTCAATGAATTCTTTTTCGTTCATATTACAGTTCCTCACTTTCTTTGTTAATTAATTTGTCTGCTACTTCTAATCCTTTTGTTAAAACCGCTGGTACGTTATAACCTGCTTCAACTAGATTCTCTACAATACTTCTTAGTTCGTTTATTCCTAAAGAAGCTAAAACAAACCACCCCAGGTAGGTTGTAACTCCTAAATCAATTCCCAATGTATTCCCAATTTCAACAAATAATACAGAAGCTGAAAACGCTAATAAAATCATAATCCAGTACCCAAGTTTCTTTAAAACTCCCATCCATCCTTTTGTTGAGTTTGTTTTATTAGCCAGTTTGGATTTCATACAACCAGTGATCCAGTCAATCACATTAAATAACAAGAATAATGCAAATAGGATCCAGTGTTCTCCAAAAATAAAGCTTAAAAAAGCGACTACCGCTCCAGTAATCGCATTGTATGTGTCCATGTAATTCATATTATTTAAAACATTCATTTTTTTCATTTTCCTCACCTTCAGTTTAAATTTTATTAAGTACAGCTAATACATAGCCTTCCTTGATACCTTCATCTTTAATTTTTCGTGTACCATAATGTCAATACTACATCGTATCTAGTATTACCGTTGGTATTGATGTAAACATCTCCACCCGTAGTGACAAATAAATCAGTACTTGAATTTCCATTCATACCACTTATTTTATCGTTCGCTCGCATTGAAAATTCATATCTTATATTTCTATCAAAATTTGCAATATTTTCTATTTTTTTAAAAGCATTAATAGTACCTAAATTGTAAGATTTTTGATATATCTTTTTGCCATCTATCCAGTATTCGCCCGTAAACTGTTCTTCTGTACTATATTTAAAATAAATGTCCTTTTTCTCAATAGGGGCTGGAGGGACTGAATAATTTCCATTTTTCGTAAATACTGGTAATTCTTCACCATTTTTTAATATTTTTCCAAATATGTTCAAGTCATACTCAATTTGAAATTCACCTTCTTTATCGCAATAGCGTCCCCAGCCGACACCGTTTTTGTGAGGGGGAATATTAAGTATAACTTTACCAATATCTATATCGTGAATTACAGTTACTGTATTTCCAACATTATCAGTAATGGAAACTTCTACTTCATGGGTAGTATTTAACGCATAACCACTAAATACATATCCTTGTCCACTGTTAAACGCAGTTGATTTACTTGTATTGTTGATTTTTATACTTTTAGTTTTTATTGCATTCCCAGTTATAACACAATAAGTAAATGTAGGCTTAACATAAATATAAGTACCCTTGATTATATCTTTAGTTCCCGAACTGTCGCATCTGTATGTTTCAAAAGTTAATGTCGGCAGTGTATACGCAGTAACCGTGACTTTAACCGTTTTACTTGCTGTTCTTCCTCGACTGTCAGTAATCGTTGCAGTGAATGTTATATCACCGCTTTTATCAACCACACCGGTGGTATATGTATTTTTATCACCACTATAACTGTAATCTCCACCACTAATACTGTAAGTTTTAATAGTACTTCCATATACTCCTGATGCCCCGTTAATTGTTAATTTAATGCTGGATTTTCCTTGCAGATAGAGTGAACCAAATGGATTTACCGGTGTTGCAGTAATACTTGTAAAAGTCGGAACAATATTCGTCGGTATTTTAACAGTACAAGTACAAGTACTGCTTCCTATGTTCGTTCCACCGTTAAAGGTATATGCTCGAAACATTATTGTTGTACTGTCCGCACCTGTTACACTATTTAACAAACTTAGTGGTGGTGTCCACGTAGCTGATGTGCTGTAGTCAGCACCTATACCAGTTTCAGGACCACCATTTAGACTATAATAAAGATGGTGAGTAAAATTATCTGATTTTCTATCAAAATAAATAGTTAACGCACTCCCAAAAGTTCCACCATCGCATCGTACTCCTGACACTCTTGGAATTGTAGTTAATGTATGTGTATAACCCTGCTCGCTTGAACTGAACTGACTGTGACTTATCCAACCAGTAACGCTTATAGCTTTTGAACCGTCAGCATCATGACTAATAGTAACATCCCATGTACCCAAACGAATCGGTGTTGATGTAATTTTCTGTCCAGTACTTATACCAGTACTGTATACTCCGCCGTTTATACGAGCATATACTGTACCTGTTCCATTTGTAGTATAACCTGTGTTTGTTCGCCATACATCTATCCAAACTCGTACAACAGAGGTGTTTGAATTTATGTCATAGCTCAGCTCCTGACTGTTAACACTGTAGTTTATATATTTATTACTTGTTCCAAAAGTTACCATTCAATCACCTCCTAAGTCAATGTTAACCCGTCCGTGGCATCATATGACCAGCTGAATGTACCAATATTTAATTTAGTCATTACAATAGCATATTCAATGTTAAGCTGTTGATTTGACAGATATGCAATCCTGCTGCCATTCTGATAAAAACCTAACTCAGTATTGGATAATTTAACTGCAAAGGGACTATTGCTTGCACCTAGTTCTAATACACCATCCTGAAATCTAGCCCACTGTGAAATTTCTTCTTTCGTAGCCAGACCACTTATATTGTCGGTAATACTTTTAATGCTGTTTGTAACCAGTGATATAGAACTAGAATTTTGAACAATCTGTGATGATAACTGCTCTATCAAAGTTGAATTGTCAGTAGTGGTAGTCTGTAGTTTTTCAACCAGTGTAGTCAGCGATTCTTTAAGCTGGTTGATCGCAGAAGTATATTCAGTGGTAATATTCTGCTTCATGTCATTTATATCACCAGCAAAATCATTAGTCACTTCCCATGTAGTACCGTTCCAGTATTTTAGAAGATTATCAGTTGTATCAAACCATAACTTAGTTTTATCACTAGGTGCAGTAGCACTATGAACCGTACCATCGTCACCTTTGTCACCCTTATCACCTTTAATCAAACTCCATGTATAATCACTGGCTGAAGTTGATTCCGTAAGGGTTGTCTTGTTGTAAGCTAAACCTATATATGTTTTACCCGATGGATCATCAGACATATTAGCACCACTGGCACTTGTTGCATACTTAACCCATGTATAGGTTGTTTTACCATCTGTACCCTTTGGTCCCTGAATACCAGTATCACCTTTCTCACCTTTGATTAAAGACCATGTATAATCTGAATAATTACTGCTTTCTGTTGCAGTGGTCTTATTATACGCTAAACCAATATATGCTTTTCCAGTTGGGCTGTCACTCATACCACTTGTAGGTGTATCCGCATATTTAAGCCATGTATAATACTGCTTCCCATCTACTCCTTTAGGTCCCTGTACGCCCTGTGGTCCTTCTATTTTAACCCATGAGTATTTATTAAAAACTGCACTGTCAGCTTCAGAAAAATCCACATATGTTCCAATATATTTACCTGGTGTTTCTCCATTATTTGAGGTAAAAGTTTTTCCGTCATCACTGTACTTAATATGTAGATACGAAGTTTGTCCATCGCTTCCCTTCGGTCCCTGAATTCCTTGTTCTCCTTTGCTTCCAGTATCTCCTTTGATCTTGCTCCATTTATATGAAACATATGAGCTCGGAGCTGTATTTGATGTTGTTGAGCATGTACCAATATAAACAGCATTCTCAGCACTGTCAGTCATCGGGTTACCATTAGCGTTTTGAGAGTATCTTATATAGAAATAAGAACTTACTCCATCCGCTCCAGCAACCCCCTTAATTCCCTGAGGTCCTTGTTCACCTTTGATTTTAGACCATGTATAACTGTCAACATTTGTAGGATCATTAGAATTAAAGTCTACACACTGTCCAATATAATCACCTGCTGTCTCTCCACTGTTTGCAGTAAACGACTTCCCGCCATCATTAGAATATTTTATATGGAGATAAGAAGTCTTGCCATCTACACCATTAGTTCCCGGTATTCCTTGTGTCCCCTGAGCTCCCTGAATTCCCTGAAATCTCGCCCATGTATATTTTGTTGGATATGTACTGTCGGTTTCAGTGTAATCAACATAAGTACCAATATAAACCGACGGAGTTTCCGTCATTTGACTAGAGCTTGTCGGATTGGCAACACTGCTGTATTTAATGTGAAAATACGAAGTCTTTCCACTAGAACCATCATTTCCTTTAGGTCCAGCCGGTCCTTGAATTCCCTGATTACCTTGTGGACCCTGAAGTCCCTGAAGCCCTTGTGGACCAGTATCGCCTTTATCTCCGGTAATGACGAATGGAATTGTTGTTGAGGTAGTATTATTACTAAATTTTGTCGTATCTTTGCGCCATAGATACTGCCCATTTGCTCTAACCGGTTGAGCAGTTATCCATCCGCTGTCAGGTGGTGTCGTACTGCTGGCATTAACTGCAAAGTAAGGTGTGATACTAATCACACTAACACCATCATCCCCAGTTGGACCTTGCGGTCCCACTGCTCCATCTTTTCCATCACTACCGTCAGCCCCGTCCTTACCCAGTACATTTAAACTAAATGACGTAAGCAGTTTAATACTTGTGTTTTTATACGATACATAACAGACATATGTAACCGCCGGATTAGCCTTGGTCATAATATTTTTACTTACATTCAATATTCCATTGCTAACATTCTCACCATTCGTAAGTCCAGTTTCTGAACTGTTGATTATCTTTTTAAAGACAATATCACAATTACTTAAATCCACATTTAATAATCCATCTAAAACTGCTGGAGTAATCGTAATATTGTTAATTTCCCAGTTAGGACTATAAGTTCCGTCAGTATTTAAAATCTGTACTAACTGTGAACCGGTAACATCAAGAAAACTATTACCCAAGTTAGCAATATCATTATTATCCGTAATGGTTATATTTCCAGTATCTAATTCCGTACCATCTACAGTAACGATGCATTTAAAATTTGCACTTACATCAATATCATCATTTGACAATGTAACTAATTTACCAGTCTTAAATTTTTCATCATTTCTATACCATTGAAACTGTATGTCGGCTTGATCAGCAGTAATATCAGTAGTTCCATTAAGCACCTGACATGTTAATGTGATTGATGTGTTTCGTTCATTTAAAACAGTTGCTGATGCGTTTAAATTAGCTCTATATAAAGAAGTATCAATGTCCTCTATCTTAGTATTGATTTCTTCTATCTTAGTGTTAATTTCTTCATTAGTAATTGTAAGCTGCCCGACTTTTTCATTAAGCCCTTCTTGCTCTTTTGCGATGACATCCAGTTTAAGTGATTCCTGATCTTGCGTTATCTGCAGCTTTCGTATGCGTGTTGTATTGTTTATTCTCTTGATAACACGTTCTTCATTTTTGGTAGTTACGGTTCCATCTATATCAGATAATAGAAAATTTCCACCCTTAAATGTATTTGATAGATCAATTACCATAAAATTGAATTCATCATTATAATTAATCAATTTACCTGGTAACAAATTATCAATAGAAATCATCTTTACAGATTTTACTGAATAGAATGTTAAACCATCGAACTGTTCGTATAGAGAATCTACAATCAATTGTTCATCGAGATAAAGATTATTTGCATTAAGAAATATCGTATTTCCTGTTTCATTACCTGCTTCAAGTGGATTCAATCCATTCTCTGCGTATATACGAGTCACTTTATAAACTTCATTCTTTTCATAATTTGTTAAGGTATCTGTGTTTGCAAATACATCCTTTGTAACTTTTACAAATTCAAGCGAATTAATTTCCTTTGCAAACACGTTAGCCCCGCAAAGTTCAGCTATCCAGCCTAGATAACTTCTTATAACAATTGTATTGTCATACCACGCAACTTCTTTATTCAATACATAATCAGGAATGTTAGTTCTGATTATAGAAAAACCAGTTAGACTTTCTATTTCATCCAACTGGTCTTTTATTTGTACTGGATATGTAAGTTTTGTATCATACGCAATATCTAGAGAATAGTTATTGTCATACAGTTTTAGGCTCAACGATTTAGTATACTTTTCGGGTTGATCATATATCTTAAAATATCTTTTATCTGAAGCATTAGTTTCTTGAATTTCCCAATACACTTCAGTATCAAGATTATCGAGAATTCCATCATAGTTATCAAACTTAAGATTCAGCTGGATTGTTGGAACATTACCAATAAGATAACCCTCCGCAAAAGAACTTGAAATCTTATAGTCAAGCAGTCGACTTGTCACATCTAAGTTTCCGTATTTAATCAGCATGACTACACCTCAATCAATGCAAAAGAAAAGGACTTGGCTTTAAGTCCCTCTTTCGTCCTAATGTAATTATAACTTTTGTTTCCCGCATACATTTTTCTAGTGGCACGGATTCCATGAGTTGGAATAAATAGTTCTGCGTCAAACTCAGCAGGAGTTACCGCATTGAGAATATTCATGATGTCGATTGTTGGTGTTATGTTCCATGTCAATGTGACTTTTAACATATTTGATCTAATTCTATTTCTTCTTAGAACACCTGTAGCCACTGGTCTAACACTTTCACCGTCCAAATCCTGAATTTCAACTTTAATATCAGAAGGTGTAGACAAAGCTACACCATTCACTTTAATCAATGCTTCATTTGCCATATACACCCTCCTCTTAATAATCAAACACTGGTTTACCAGTTTGTACCTCATATTCTTTAATATTATCAATTACCATCTTGGTCAGTACCTTCCCATTTTCCAAAACAAAATTAATGACATAAGTTGCTCCATTTCCACTATCCCCATCAAAAGATAATCTATCTGCTAATTTTTCAGCAATCAGATCAAGTCCCTGGGTATTACGTTTCAATGGAATTACAGCCTCAGTACCTGCCTCACCAAAAATACCTAAAGTTGGTTTGTTTACCACTGTTCCTTCAGCTAGCAAAGGAATTTGTGGTACGCTTATCGTGCTAATCCAGTCAAAAGGTTTAAGTCCTAAAATACTTACTTTTTTTATTGATTTTAATGCACTGTTTATACCATCGAATGGAATTTTAATTACTTTATTGATTCCTTTAATAATTGCATTTACAACAGCCTTTAAGCCATTTAGAATACCGTCTTTGATACCATCAAATACAGCACCTCCTGTACTAAATACATTTTTAACTGCTGTCCATGCATCGCTGAATTTGCCCTTGAACCAGTCCACAATATTTCCAAATGCATCAGTAATATTGTTCCATACGCCTTTAAAAAACTCCCCAGTTCTGCTGAAAGCACCGCATATATTGTCCCATGCATGATCGAATATAGTTCCAAACCATTCCGCAACATCAGAAAATGCAGTTTTAACATTTTCCCACTGCTGCCCAAACCATTCACCTAAAGGCGCAAATGTTTCACAGATACTATTCCATGCATTGCTAAATATCTTACAAACCTTCTCCCATGTATCACTCATATTTAGTGTAAAGATTCCAACAAAGAAATCAGCTACCACTTGAAATGCACCAAGAATAATATCGGCAACGGTTTTAATAACAGAGCCAGCAATTTCAAATATCGCAATAAACGCTGTCTTTATAAATTCGACAATAGGTTTTAGCATTGTATTCCATAACTTTGATAAAGTTTCAATAACAGTATTAATAGCCGGCATCCATCCCTGAAGAATATCGCACACAGCTTGTATTGCTATTCCTAAAACACTGACAAGAAAATCCGCAATCGGGGCAAGAATGTTAGTCCAGAATGCTAAAGCAATGCTTGCTATAGCTTCTACTACTGTTAAAAATACATCTGTTAATAAATTCCCCAATGGGAGCAGCACTGTATTAAAAAGCATTACCAGCGTATCAAAAATTGGTAAAAGGCAGCTTGTATAAAAATTCTGAAGTATTCCTAATAAAGCACCTACCGCATCATTCACAAGATTTCTAAAAGACTCACTAGTCTGATATAAATAAACAAGTGCTGCGGTTACAGCTGTAATAACACCTACAATTGCAAGCATTGGAGTATTTAATCCGGTAAGCATAACACTCAATGTTTCAATTACCCCAACATCCTTGAATAAAGCAAATAATGCACCTATATTAGTAAATAAATTTTTTATTGGGCCCGTTAATGCGGCCCAATTTTTGATCACCTCAAAAGCAACAAAGCCCGCTAAAACTCCAGATAACAGACTTGTAATGACAGGAGCATTGGTCTTGAGAAACTCTTTAAGCCTATTGACATAGACCATCACCTTATCAACAGTAGCCTCAATACCGCTCGTATCCGGCTCCTCAAACGCACTGCCCCAGTCGATTGGATCAATGGCATATCCGCCACCTCCGGTACCAGCGCCAGAGCCACCACTACCAGAACTAGAATCACTCGCACTGATTGTATTTAATTCATCAAACCCGGCCAATGAACCTAACGCCTTAGCCGTTTTCTTGGCTTGACCTTCTGTACCCTTTAATGCATTATTTAGTCCACCTGTAGAAGCTGTTGCTGTTTTTGCAGCGTTACTAGCAGAAGTAAAACCATTCGATGCCTGCTGTCCTGCCGACTTCTTGCCAAATAACCTACCAAAAACTGCACTTACAACATTCGCAAATGTAATCAGTTTTCCAATAATCATATTCAAAAACTGTACTACAGGCGTTAATGCGGCAATCAAGCCGTTTCCGATAATCCCCAAAAGCTGTTTAAATCGTTCCTGAAGGATACGAATTTGATTAGCCCAGCTGCTGCTTGTTCTTGCGAAATCGCCTTGAACAAAGGCTAATCTATCCAAAACAAAGTTATATCTTAAAGTTGTTTGCTCTGCCTGATTCATATCACTTATATTTTTATTAATACCTTGTGACAATGCATAAGCCTGGAGATTTGTTTGAGTCATTACAACACCTAGCTCTTTTAAAGTTTCTGTCTCACCTGTAAAAACAGATTTTAAACGCACATCAGCAAGATCTTGAGATATGTTATAAAATGATGCGACATCACCTGTTAAACCTGCCAAAGTGACCGCCATATCACTGGCTGCGTTTTCATTTATACCGGCACTTTTAGCCATAGTCATGTAAGTGCCCGATGTTTTCTTGGCGCTTAACTCGCTCATCCCAAATGCTTCAAGTGCTGATTTAGAAAACTTTTCAGCTTTCCACGCCATGGAGCCAAACGCTACATCTACAACGTTCTGCACTTCAGTAAGATCACTTGCAACCTGTAAAGCCTCTTTACCAAGTTTTAACAGTCCAGTTCCAACCGCTAATCCTACAAGTGCTGATTTTATACCTGATATAGCTGATTTGATTTTAGATGTCTGCGCAGTAACATTCTGAGTAGCTGACTTCATTTGAGTTTGAACTTTTGCAAGTTCATCTCTAAACTGCTTTGTTTCAGCGTTGATTATTACTTTTAATTCTTCTACTGTCCTTAGTCATCAGCCCCAATCTGTTTATTATGGTTATAAGCGAACCTTTTTCTTTTTTCTTTAAATTCCTCTAATTCGTTTATTTCTTTTTGCTCCTCTGCTTTTTTCTTTTCTTCCTTAAATAAGTCAGGATAGTAATCCCATATTTGCTTAATTTCAACATTGTCTTCTTTTTGAGAAAATAATAATCCAATTCCTCTGATGATTTGGTCAGCCAGAATAGAGTTATCTATAGCCCGTTGTTTTTGTTTCATTATCTCTTTTCGATTAAAAGAATCAATAATATCCTTGATTTCATCTAAACTTAGTTCCCAAAAATAAAAAGGATCTATCCCGCAGTCAACTGCATTTGGGTAAATCCCATTTATTAAGTCTGATATATTAGTTACAGTTGTTCTTTGGCTTCGTCCAATTTCTCGCTCATCATTTCTGCCATTGAACCAGAGAAAAAACCCGACGCTTGATAAATCGGGAAAAACACATCTGTCATGAATGCAGTTTGTGATCCTCCCTCATCCACATATTTTTCAAACATTTCTTCTACATCCTTATATTTGATACCGTGGTGAAATTTTTGCATAGCACCATGTGTAATTGTAAGCATAATCTTTAACGCTGGAACACCATTATCCAGGACGTTAACAAGATTAGTCTTAAACTGTTCTTCAAGTTTAGTAATTACACTTGTTGTGAGTTTTAATTTATACTCAACTCCATCGACTTCCCACGTAGCCCATGGGATTCTTTTATTTTCTTCCATAGCTGCCTCCTTATGCAATTTCCGGGTCAGTGATTGTCAATTTACTTTGAAGTGCAATGTTTAAGTTAAACTCAATAACACCATTAACTCCACCGCCAGTTCTTTTAACAGAAACCTGACCATCAAATTCAGTTGTAGTTCCATCCTTTAATGTTTCTTTAAAAGTAGCGATCTCCCCACTCTCCTCCAAAGCTCTCATCAAACGATATGGACTGTCTGTTGATGTATTTTCATATTTAAATTTATAGGTGATATCACCTGCATCACCGATACCCATTTCATACTGTTTAACGGTATCATCAAGATCTGTATTCTCTACTTTTTCAGGATCAACACCCATTTCAGGAATTTCTTTTAATCCTTTTAATTTTGTATAAGTACTTTCAGTAGCAGATTTTTTCTTATACTCTAAAGTTGCTCCATTTGCTAACATATAAATACCTCTCTTTCATTAATTTTTATGATACGCAAAAATTTTATTTGTATCTACAATCGCTTCATATCTCATAAGTTTATGCTTCATGCCCGAAGGCTCGCCAATATCTGAACATGAAATACGTTTAAAACCAAATTCAGCAATAACCTTATCAATATCAACTGCAGTCGATGAAGTACTCTTATTGCTCCAGATATCAATCCTAATGCGAATTAGTGATGAAGCTTCACCTTCATCGGTAACTTCATAAACACAGTTCTCTTCCTCGCAGTAGCTGACTGCTGGAAAATTTGTGAAATCCTGAGGATACGTATCGCTCAGATTATCAACAACTTTTTCAAGCTGCTCAACTATCTTATCTTTAATATTGATCATTTTTTCATCACCTTGACTATTTCCTTTCCAATATATCTATTCATCTCTTTAGTAATATCTTTTTTCTGATCATGCAGCGCTGGATAGAGATACGGCCGTGCCGGCATACCATTAGTACGGTATCCGATAACTTCACCACCACTTTCTACAACACCCAAGCCATAATACTCAGCATCATCAACACTCATAGCATCAGCAGGTATCATCCATCCAGTTTGTGAATATTTAGGATTAACATTTGGAGAAATACCCGCATGTTTTTCCTGACCATTGGGACCTGTTCCAAGCTCATAGTAAATGCCATAATCAAGATTAGTGTAAACAGTACTGCTTGCTCCACTAGGCCTCTGTTCTGTTCTTTCCTTGATTGACCTACCTAAATTACCGCTCTTAGAATTAACCAAAAGACGTGCCTGCTTTTGTACAAGTAGACCACCTCGCTTTACTGATTTCTTTAAGATTTCACCCTGAACTTCATTAGACATTAAATTAAGCTTTTTTATGAGTTTATCCGCATTTTGAAATGTCATCTTAATTTTTCCAACTCAATGAATTTAAATTTGGGATAGCTCTTAATTGAAACCACCTTATATTCCGGCTCATCAATATTTATACATATGGCATCATTTTCACTTATATTTAAATCACCATAATAATTCATGTTAAGCATATAGGCTAGTCTTAGCCCATAAAGTTCCGCTTGTACTTTTCCACCAGCTGGCCAGATTACCGCTTCACCTTCAACAGGATCAAGATATTCTAAAGCTGTATTACGTTCAGTATCTTTTTTTACGATATATTTTCTAAGTTTGAATTTCTTCATCTTTCTTCTTAGCATTTAATCGCCTCCTAGCAACAGCACTAAGTCTATATTTATCGATACCCGAAAGTATCTCATCTTCACTGCGATAGCTGCGGTTTACTCCGCCCTCGCTATGACTTGACTCCCCGGATTCACCATCTCGTTCATATCTCGCAACTGCAAGATCAAACTTGAAATGTTCAAGTTCTTTCACCAATGACGGGCGATTAGTTTTTTCAAGAACAGTTTCCTCAGCTTTATCAAGAAAAAGAGAAACCGATATATCGTCAGTTTCTCCTGTTACTTTCTTAAACTCTTCTTCGATAGTCATTACTGATTACCTTGAGCATCCTTAATGATTTTACGAAGTTCATCACAATTCAGCCCGTCACTATCCAAACCAAGTTCTTCAGCAGTTTTCTTTAAATCCTCCAGCTTCATTTTAGATAAAGGAACTTTTTTGTCCGTATCTTGATTAGACTGTTCTGATACATCAATTCTTTTGTAGCCAAGCTTTGCAAACCTAGAAAATTCTTTTTCATCGATAATGAGTTCTACATTTTCTTTTAAAACACGCATATCGACACCCCCTATTCAGTTGGTTTTGCATCTTTGATATTTACAAAAATTGAATCTTCTTTATTCTCTAAAGTCCATAATTCATGGAATCTACGATAGTCCATTGCCCATGCATTTGCTTTTTGATTTGTCAATGGATCGAAGATTCTCATTACATCCTGTTTAGAAATAGCGATTGGTGTTGCTCTTGGAACAATAATAAAGTTTGCCTCCAACGCTTTAGTTCCTTTCACATATCCGCCTTGTTCTTGACCTGTTGTTTTACCATCATAGATTGTAATTGAAGAATACATTCTGTTTTGTGGTGTTTCAATGATTGGTACATGATCAACTGCAGGAACAATTGTATCAATACCACCTTGAGAGAATGTAACAGAAGTAAGTTTCCCCGCCATTTCTAACTCTAACTGCAGTTTTGCTGCTGCTGTCATATGAATTACTAAATCTCCGTTATACCCATTATCTCTAATCTTAGAAATTCCTGTCTTTACCTTCTCTAACATTGTTGTTTTCTCTGGTGTATACCCGTATTCAACCATAGTTCCTTTAGTAATTGCAGTTGTAATCAATTTTGATAAACGATATGCATCGATTTCCGGTACTACCCACATTCTTTGGAATTCACCCATTACTGTAGATGCTGTTGCTACAAAGTTTGTTTCATCAACATCCATAGGATCCAATTGAAACTTACGCCCACGATCTTGAGTCATTGTTCTTGTTTCATAAGACAAGTTAATTGCACCCTGTTGATAACCGTTATCACGATCATAGGCTCCTAACCCCTGTAATGCAATTTTAGGAATCTTTACCTCAGCACCTCCGCTGTATCTTACCTGACCGGCATTTGCTTCCATCCATCCTGTCAATGCTTCCTGTTGTGCTACTAAATCTAATGTCTGTTGAAATAAAGTAGCTGTTGCTAATGTGTTAATTGGCATAAATTAATCATCCTTTCTATTTGCCCATCATATTTTTATAAATAAGTTCAGCATCTGTTGTTTTATCATCAGTTGCTTTTTTAATCGGCTTACCGCCTTTGATACGGTCCTCTACTGCTTTTTCTACTGCTGATTGAAATGCTTTTTCTACTGTTTCAATCGATTTGTTGCAGCTCTCAGCATCAGTAAAATTTAAAATTTCGGCCAACGTAATAGGAAGCCCTTTATCCGCCAACTGTTCTTTAGCTTGGGCAGTCAATTCTCTACGAGTAATTGCTGCTTCTCTAGTTTCCAGATCCTTAGCACGTTTTTGCTCCTGATACTGCTTTTTCTCTTTTTCACTCATGCTGGCCAATTTCTCGGCCTCTGTCTGTTGATCAACAAGCTGTTTTTCCCACGACTTACGCTCTTTAGCTAATCGACCTTTAATAATATTATCGACTTCATCCTGAGTAAAAGTCTTGGTTTGTTCTTGGCTTTCATCATTTTTACCATCTTCTTTGCCTGAAGTATCTTGATTATCACTACCGCCGGCATCTTCATCAGCAAACAATTGAAGATTTAGTGGATACGCTAATGGCCACTTTCTAAATAAATCTTTACTCATAAATTCCTCCATTTTAAGTCCGTATGACTATCCCATCTTTTTTTGTCATAAGTTTTTGGACATAATAAAGGCGAGATTTCTCTCGCCATGATTAATTTATTTTTCTTTCTGCACTTGTTTGATTTCAACTGCAACCCCCGCTCCGACTAACTCCTTAATGCGTTTAGGATCAGCAACTGTCATTAAGGCTCCTTCACGGTAAGAAAGACCAGTATTCTTATCGATCATATTCTTTACAACTTTTAGTTTTGCCATCTAACCACCTCCTTTTAGGTAAAATAAAAACACGCTACAAGTCAATTAACGTGTTTTATAAATTTATAAATCAAATATACTGTGCATATAGCTATCCAAATTAATAATAGAATTAGTCTAATCTTGAAATATAACTACATCTTGTCATTAGCTCCGTTATTTTCATATAACTGTCGTCTTTAGCCATATAACTCAAGTTCCTTTCTCAATGCATCATTATAAATTTCAACAACTTCCCATCTTCCGCCTTCATATTCATGATCATAAGCTGCTTTAGGGCGAGCCGTAGGATAAAGATAATCTTCTTCACTGTCATCAACAATGCGAAGCATTCCGCTATCAACACCAACACAATCGTAAACTTGATTGTTAGTTAAACCGTCAACACCAAATGACTTACCAATATATCTAAGCTTTCCATACAATTCCATTTTTATTTCTTTATCAAGTTCACACTGATAAACCATTATAGTTTTCATATTAATCTCTATCCTTTCTTAATTTCACTTTTGGTTCATATTGATGCTTATCATGTTCATACCAATGAACATCAAATATATATTTATCTGACGTAACTTTTGCAACTTTTTTAGACCAATTATCAATGTTCCCGCCGTATTTTTCCGATAATCTTTTTGCTGCTCTAAGAGTTTTATCGCTACCTTTTCCCGCGATAATATGTGTATTCATTAAAGCTGCCCCTGTTGGGATAAATCCCTGCTCACCTTGCCATACATAATCAAGATGTTTATGCAGTATCCATCCGTTATTTGTCGCTTTGTATAATAATTTCAAGTCTTTCCAATCCTTACCATCATTATACTTCAAATCTTGAAATTTTGCGAACGTCTCCGGCAACTCTATACCACCAATAACACTCTTATAACGATTAAATTGTTCACGATCCTTTTTAGCATTTAAGACTTTCTTTCTAAATATTTCAACAGTATCCTTACCGTGTTTCTTTTGCTGATTTCTAAGCCATTTCTGATAGTTTTGATTAGCACTAACAATTTTATCTTTACCTGTGACTGGATCCCTAACTCTACGCTTCATCTTAGCTTCAATTGCCTTATTAATAACCGGCTCAGTTGATGACCTGCAGTTTGGATGTAATGGTGGAACATTTACCCCCTGCACTGCTTTATCAAGCGGTATAGTTGAATGGTCATGTGTTTGACAGATTGGAGATGTCTTCATATCATGCACCGCACAAAAACGTACCATTTCAATATCAGCTTCTCGATACGCTTCCATATCTAAAGCATTACTAATAAAGTCACTCTCTGTACAAATAAGTCTTCTGGAATTATAAGCACCGACAGCAAACTTTTCAACGATCGTATCAGCCATCTGTTTTTCACTTTTACCAGTTAACACACCCATCAGCATTTCTTCTTTGACTGAGTCTGCTAAATTCTTGGTATTATCCCAGATACGCTCGCTATAGTTTTTACCACTCCATTTAGAATTAAGTAATTTATCGGTAACCTCTGGATCAATATTTTCAAAGCTAAAGGCTATACTGGTTCTTTCATGGAGATTATAGATTGAGTTAAAATAAGAATCATATGCTACATCAATATACGTGAGTGTATTGACTTCTTTTTCACGCTTGTAGACTTCTCTCATCATCACATCGAGATTCTTCTGTGAGTCCTGAAGCTTATTGATTCTGTATCGATACGCTGGAGCTTCTAGTTCTTTAAGAAGTTCTTTTCTTTCCTCACCTTTAGCTCCTGCCTTTAATCTTTTAAGCATCTGATCATATGAAGTTGGATCAGTTAAATCATTTAACAGAGCCTTGGCTTCAGCTTCACTTAAACTATGCTTTTTCCTGTATTTATCAAAAACACCCTGGATCTGTTCATTAAAATAATAACAGGATTTTTGATAAAGCTTTGCCAGTTCCTGACTTGAGGCTTCTGCGATTTCCATAGCTCTTTGAATATGTTCAGCCTGTCTATTACGCCAGTAGTTACTCACTCTAATACCTCAATAAGAAACTTCATAAATTTGTTAAGCAGCTTTATTATTGGGAGCAGAATCTTTTTTAGCTGTTTATTTATTTTTGTTTTTATCTTCCCCATCAGCTTCTTCATCATCTTCACCCCCTGAGTTGTTAAACGGTACATTATCTGCTACACCAAACATTTTTTGCTGACGTTCCACTGCTTTGTCGTTCTCTTCATCAACTTTTTTAATTTCAGTTTGGGCATCTTCAACAAAATCAAGCTGATTCAACAATGTTTCCTGTGATACGAAACCTTTTAAATTAGTTATAATTTGAGACAGCTCCAACAAGTTCTTAGGCAGTCCTCTTGAAAAAGTTGGAATGATTGCAGTTGGATTAATCGAAATCGCTTTAAGATTAAGATAATTACAATACAATGTTATACGCTGTTTAAGTGCCTTTTTATAATAACGCTCTTTAGTTTTAGTTATCATCTCAAGACCAAGTAACTTATATTCCATTGCCACACCTGAACTGTTGCCAACAAAGTTTTCATCAGTAAGATTAGGAACATGGCTGAATGTATAAATATCTTCTTTAATAGCTTTTCTTAATACTTCCATTCCCGATTCATCAAAAGTTCTAGCAATGTATTCTGCTTTTGCATCAAGCGGTAACTCAAGTAAACCATTTTCTTTAAGTATCTTAACTACCTCACTGACTTCTTCTTCATCATCGCCCATCAAAGCCCCATAAACTACAAGAAGCGCTTCAACAAACTGTTCTTTGTCATTTACGCGGTCACTCATCAACGTGTTGTAAGCGTCAATTAAACTAATCTGTTGTTCAAAATCACCAACTCCATTTTTATTATTTAGAATCTGAATAATCGGGACATCACCTAAAAAATGTTCTTTTGGTTCTTCATCTACATAAACATTATTTTCATAAGTTCCTTCAAGCAGCAGCTCATAGATATAATTTTCTGTTCCAACAGTAGCCTTGTATTTGTACTTTCCGGTAACAGCATCTTTAAAGCGATAGTAATAAACCCCAAAAAGAATATTTTCTTCAATAGTATCATCACATACTAGAAATGTATGTTCCGGTTCTAGATTTTTTGATACTGGTGTTGTCTCATTTTCTTTAACATAGACATACTCATACGCAACACCTGCAACACTCATATCAAGCGCATTGTCATGATCAACATCGTCAACATCAGCCAAATCAAATGCGTCTGTAAGTTTATCAATATTCATTTTCTTATCACTTGTAGAAAATGATATAGCCGAGCTTAAAAAGTAACCCGTCGCAGTATCGCTTATATCCTTTGCGTGATTACATACAACTTTATTATTACTGGAACCCTTTATTTTTTTAGTTCGCCCTTGAACCTTATGTTTACCATCATAATAGCGTTGATTTTTTCTAATTTTAGATGCCACGCTAGAATGCTTACGAATTAAATCTCTAATCATCGTTTTATTTAGATTTGTTTCATCATAATCATTAGCATCGATTGTAAAATTTTTCATCAGCTACCTCCTTGATTTGTATATTTAGAGCGGTTTTTACCTGCTCTTGCTTTATTTCTAATAACATCTGTTTCACATCCATAACGAGCTGCATCAATCGTATGATTATTCTTATCAGGAAATTCACCTTTTAAGTTTCCCTCCCTATCCTTTTCAATTTCATAGTCATTAAACTCTCTAGCAGCGTTAGGACATCGTGTGGGGTCTATAATTATCTGTTCTAGATCCTGAAGCCATTTAATCCCGTTTTCTACACTGTCAGGCCCTTTCTTTGCACCAACGATATTTAATCCCAACAACTTGAATTCGTTAATTGTACGAGGTTCAGCACTATCTGCTGTAACTAATTTGTTTAAAGGATTTAGTTTTTTTATTTTCTTTACTGCTTTCTTGTTTGAAAGACGTGTACCATAAACCTCACCAAAAATAAAAAGACGTCTTCTCGTCTTGTCATAATTCATTTTTAAATAAGCTAATGGATCACCGGCATAACCAAAATCAAGTCCGTTCTTCAAACGATCAAATACTGCAATCTCATCATCACTGATTTCTCTAATATCAAGATTAGTGAACACTTCACCGCCAGTGCCCGTAACTTCTCCAAGATAATCATGATTGTACTTTTCTTCATTGATAACCTTTAAATGCTCCGCTTCAATAAGAAACTGCTCGCCAAGCCACTCTCTCGGCGCCTGAAGATAAGTAGTATGACTTATGTAAGTATCTGGTCTTTTGATAAGGACTTGCTTATTACACCAGTTTCTTTGACTTTCAGGAGGATTAAACGAGTAGAATACACAATATTCAGGACCACCACGCAAAAGAGACTGATTAATATTCCTGATCTTATCGTAGGATTCAAACTCATCACATTCTTCATACCATACATATTTCACATATCCGACAAATACCTTTGTAGATTTAAGTTTCTTTGGGTTATCAGCACCCTTGAATAAAATAACCTGTCCTGTTGGCTTATATGTCATTTGTAGTTTGGATTCAGGTATTTCCCAATCCTCCTGAGCGTTAAGCATATAAATACCCCATTTGATCTGTTCATATACTGAACCTCTCAAAGTATCCTTTACCCTTCTAATAACAACTGCATTAGACATTAGGCCATTTTGTGCATCTCTCATAATGCCTAAAGGAATTTCAATTCCTATAAATGATGATTTAAGAGACCCTCGACCACCTTTTAACCAGTAATGGGTATATTCGCACTCCTTAATCAGTTTATGCACATCCCAAAACGCAGGACCAATTATTGACTTCAAACTAACTTTTTTAGCCATCTATATCATCAACTATCATCGTTTTGCCATTGGAAGTAACATCAACCTTTTCAGTCCACATTCCATAACGTCTCCCTAATAGTTCAGCAGCCCTTAGACTTTCCTTTTCATCAGGCGGTTTCTCAATAACCTCCTGCATGCCGTCACCGCACATGGCCAGTACACTCGAAGTTGATTCACCACGCATTACTGAAGTTAGATATTCCATGACTTCCTGTTGTTTAGCAACACGTTTACTGGCGATTTCATCCAGACGCTGCTGAATATAATCCCAGATTTCTTTTTTCTTCAAAAGTTTATTTGCTCTAACTGCAGCAGCATTATCGCTTTTGATATTAGGATAAGCAGCTTTATATGCTCTGGTGCCGTTTAGATCAATCAAATATTCATCTGCAAATATCTTTTGTTTTTCGGTCATAAACGACACCTCACTTTCTATAATCAAAAAAAGCGAACTATTGTCCGCTGATAATATTAAACTGGTTGCAGGAGGTGGAATTGCACCACCAACTCCAGGAAAGGACCCTGGTAAGCTGCTACTTGCTATATCCTGCCATAATAAAAGGCACTACGTAAGTGCCATTAGTTTGCATAAATTTATTTATTGTTTTCTATATATAATAAGTTTCTTTTTATATATTCATATTCTTTTATGGTATGTGTAATAATCAGTGCAACAATTAGTAAAAATCAATACAAGTGCCAACCATATACCTCCCAGTCAAAAATATCAAGCAGCCAATTAAGACCACCAATTCCAATAAAAAAACAAGTACATGACAACACAAATTTTAGATACTTTTCTTCTGCAGCAATGAACGATAATACATCACAAATAACCATTTTCGAATTTTCAGGATGGTTTTCATCTAAATACGACGATATCACCTCTTGAGTTGTTCCTTTATTTTTTTCTTTAGCATATTTATTTAACTCATTTATATACTCATTTTCAATATTATGTTTACACATATACAAATTTCTCTTTGTTTTGATTGTTTCGATTATTTTCATTCAAGTACCTCCTATAATATCTCAATTATATCATGTCATCCCACATAAAGCGACACCACGAATATTAATGAAAGGAGGCATTAAATGAATGGCGTATCAGCACCAGGTGATGCCGCTTTATCTGGAGACAAAAAAAGCTCTGGGAGAATGAGCTTTTTCATATTTGTATAATCAAGGGGAAGTATAAGAAACATGAATCAACCAAAAAGAAATTAATCATCTGTGTGTCTTAACCAAAAGACCACATTACCATAATACCACATATTTCACTGCCATACCATGACACGGACTGACAACTTTATTAAATTTCAAGATTATTTATAGCATTTCGACGATAGCGATACACATTACGCGCTGAAAAACCCATTTTTTTAGCGATTTCGTCATACTGCATCAAGTGAATATATGCATATTTCAACACCAGACGCTCCTGGATGTTTTTCAAAGTATCGATCGTATGCTCTATCTTTTCCATTTCATTAAATATTGCTTCTTTTTTTGCATATAGTTGTTCAATTGATTGTCTTGTTCCTAAAGCTGGACCATAGCTTATAGCTTTTATCCCCATTATTTGTCCATCAACATATGTAAGCTGATCTAACTTATCCCTATAGGATTTTAAATACTGTACCTTTTCGTTGTAGTCCATTCATTCTCCTCCTACAGCATTTCTTTAAGTTTAACTTCCAGCTTGCGTATATACAATACGACTGTGTCCTTAGCACTTTTGCATCCTTCAAGCGAATCAAGCTGCTGGTAACGATCCAACAGCTCCTTCATGAGTTCTTGTTTAGTCATAGTTAGACCCCTTAATCATTTATGATATTTAAACCATATGCTACAGCACATCTGTTCTCGATACGGCATCCTCTGGCCCCACGCCATCCATCAGCAAAATAAACTGCATCAGCATCAGCCATTACCATCAATGATTTTGCTAAAAACTTCAAAGGTGTTGCCCCGTCAAAATCTTCAAAAACTGTATCCAGTACTTCAAAATCTTCACCATCTAATTTTTTGCTGATTTCATCAATAATAACTTCACGTTCTTTCTTGATTTCTTCATTACTTTTGCCTTTCGTAGGCTGACTAATAAATATTTTCTTCATTTTCCTTATCCTCCTGGAATCTCTTTTCTAAATCATTAACTGCTTTCGATAACTCTTCTTTATTTTCCATACGCTATTCCTCCTATACGTACAATCTTAACTTTTATTAACGTGTACCATTCTTTTTGATAAACTCAATTACATCACTAACGTTCTTGAATGTTGTCTGCTTCTGCATATTAATTGAGCCAATAATTGTATTAGCGATTAAATAAGGATCATCCGTATTCTTCGTCCTAGCCACTCTACGAATCATGATCATATTGTCATTTAACCTAGTCGGCTTTACAGGTTTCAAACTGTTGGGCTCAAGTAATGGTTTAAGCTTCTCATGATAACTTTTAGTAACCATTGTTGTCTCGCCTTCACAATAATAAAGCCTGTTCAGGAATGATTTGCTAAGTCCGGTAATATCAAATCGCCTCAGTAATATTCTGCGCCAGGGTCCCTTTATCAAGCTTTTTTAAAGCATCTTTAAAATCCTGAACTACAAGCTTTACCTTTGGCTCTTTTGTACGTCCCCCTCTGCCTTTTGATTTAGCTGGAACTTCCGGCATATCGATGTCAGCAATCTCTGCTTTTAGCAGCGATGCAAATCCAACATATACCCCCAGCTCGTCCATATTTAATTCTATATTTAAATCATTTTTAGCCGCTAATGCTTCTATATCCTCAATAAATTTATTAGCTGTTTCTGTTTCTACTACGATTCTTCTCATTTCTTATTTCCTCCACGATTTAAATCACAACTACTTCCAACAGCATAAAACAGCTGGGTTTGTTCATACACCATTTTAAACTTCTTACATTTACTTCGAGTTCTGCTTATTGGTTCACCACTTACTTTGCAGAAGTTATTTATATTTTTACGACATGATTTACATATTGCTGCCATAACTAATTCCTCCCTAAATTTTTTCTAAATGTATCCATATACCAGGTATTTCAGCCCAAAACTTTTCGATAGTCTCACTGGCCACTCTTGCATCATTAACATAAAACCCTAACTTCTCCATGATGTCTTTTAAAGCTTTGTTTAAATTGTCAGTATCAGGTTTCGTATACTTATACTCACCGTCGTAATGTTTTCCACCGTTCAACGGAAAACACCACTTCACAACTAACCTTAACGCTCCGTCTAATGGTTTTTCAGGTCTATGAGGCAGTAGATTAACCATCAACTTATTTTTAGCCTTCACTAGATCAGGCGGATCATAGAATACCGGCTTACCATTAACAACTGTTACATCTTTTTCCTGAGCGGTAACAGTTGGTGGTATCATCGGCATAAAAAATTCAATTATCATAATCTACACCTTGCCATTTACCAGTTGAAGGATTGTATTTGATTAGTGGTTCACTTGTTCCGGAAGCCTTTATTCTATTTACGACATAATTCAAAATGTCCGGTTGCTGTATCAACCATCTTGCCACTTCACTTTTATTCACGTCATATTCTTCGCCAGGTAACTTGTGATAAAGTGGTGGCATATTTCTAGCAACATCTAATTCTTTGCTAACTTTTTTTCTTTTTCTCATTTTTACTTTTCTCCCGTCATTTTCCTGCTCGTCATTGTTAGCGGGTTAGGAGTCGTCGTGCTGAGCTTACGCACGACTACTTACCACGCAATGACATACACGAGTAGTTTCTACCAGGGGTCACCGTCACTTTTCATTATTATTATAAATAATAACTTTTTGACCCCTCTACTGACCCGTCACTTTTCATGTTATTTGACTGACTGACCCCTTAGGGGTCACCCGTCACTTTTCATGTTTTTTGACCCCTACTCGTTTTTAAATACTGCTCCACCTTTTCTGGTAAAATCAGGGTGTTCATCAACTCGTTTTCTTATCGCATTTGTTGATAATGTGAAGTATTCTTCTAACGCTTTTATAGTAACTTCTCCTTCTATTTTTAAAGCTTCATATGCAAATTCTAATGACTTCATTCGCTCTTTTTTCTTATCTTCAGGAGTCTTTCTTGCTTCCTTTGCCTTTTGCCACTGCGGCTTCATATCATCAGGCTGAATATCATTCAACACGCCACTTTTATCAACTTTATGAACAGGATAATCAAACCAAAGATTTACTGGACTAAATTTACTGAACTCTCTAAGTGTTCCTTCTATTCGCCATGCTGAAATCTTTTCAACTTCTTCGCGAGCATGATTTAACATAGTGTCAAATACCCCGTATTTTCCTTTAGGTATACGTTTTTTACAATAGTCAACCATTTCCCTTTGACTTAGCATATCGTCCTGAGAAACATCCTCCTGCCATCCAGGATAATTCTTATCCAAATAACTAATACAAAACTGACATGCTGCATTATTCTTTAACTGCTTATATACATTTTCGCCAGGTTCCAATTCGATAAGGTCCATAAGTGCATCAGGATCACGAGCAAAAACTCCAGAGCCTGAAGCTCGATCCATTGAACGTTTACCACCCTGCGAACCTTTTGAGTGGTGATGGCAGTATACAACTGCAGTTCCCAACTCATTACATATCTTGTCAAACTGGTTACAGAAGTTGGCCATCTGATCAGCGCTGTTTTCATCACCTGTTATGACTTTATAAATTGGATCTATGATAATAGCTATGTAATCCTTTTTGGCCGCTCTCCTGATTAGTTTAGGAGCTAGTTTATCCATAGGAATGGATTTACCCCTAAGATTCCAAATATCGATATTAGAAAGATTATTAGGCGTTATATGCAGAGCATTGTAAACATCTTTAAAACGATGGAGACACGATGCTCTGTCCAATTCTAAATTTACATACATAATCTTTCCCTGAGCACAATTGAAATCAAACCACTTTGTACCTTCGGCTATTGCTATACACATTTCAATAAGGGCAAATGACTTACCAGCTTTGGATGGACCGGCAATAAGCATCTTATGTCCCTGCCTTAATACACCATCAATCAGTGGCGGTGCAAGATCAGGCATATTATCCCAAAATTCATTCAGTGATTCAGGATCAGGAAGATCATCATTTACTCCCTCTATCCATTCAAACCATTCATCCCATGAACTCTTGCCTATGTTGGTTCCTACAAGAAACTGTTTTTTACCATTTCTCACAACTCCCGGCATCCTTGACAGTCTTGAAGGATTACGATTTTGTGTATCTATCTCTAGACCGTTTTTCTTACAAATGTTATATAAATAGTCAACACGTTTTCTATATTCTCTATAATCGGCTGCTTCTATTTTTACTATCGCATGGAGTGATTTACCTCCAGAATGAACTAAACAGGCTACCGGCAATTCTAATTCTCTAATGATTGCATTTTGCTCATCAACACTCATAGAGTCGCTTTCAACTAGGGCATATCTATAATCTGTTACATTTTCATTTTTAACACCGTTTCCATCAACTGGATTGAAACGGATCCATGCACCGATTTCCGGATTATAATCCCCAATAACTTCACCCACGTCACCATTACTTTTAGCAAGCAGTTCAATGAGTTTGCCTGCAGTTCTGTCACAGCATCCTTTTGTTGGAAGATGTTTCTGCTTTTCTTCGTTAAACCATGACTTTGTTACATAAGCTACATTTTCAGTAGAATCAAATAATGTTTCCAGATAGGTAATAAGTTCAGCTGATGGGTCCCAACCCCGTGGTTCCCGAACCTCCTTGACCTCAAGCCAGTTCCTGTCTACTATTACCTTTTCATCTTTCGCATTTATAACATCATCCCAGTCAAGTTCATGACCGGCCCCGTCTTTTACTGGCGGTGTCCACCCCTGATCTTTTGCATATTGAACAATCGTACCTCCGGTAACCCCGGAGCCAGTGAATGTATCCCACTTTTTTAAGCACTCTTTATCATGGTAACGTTTGGAATCCCTCCGGCTCCATGAATCCCATTCACTGACTGAATAGCCTTCGTATTTTAAAGCCATACCTACACAACACCACTCCTGGTAATCCAAACGTGACGGATCTATGTAATTAAGTATTTCAATTAGATCAGTTGTATATTCCACCGGCTATTCTCCTTTATATGTTTTTGGATCAATTCCTTTGGGTATCTTCCATCCGCTTGCTGCAATCCGGTTTATCAGACTGCTTGCAGCATCAAAACTCCATGTTCCCACGTGCTGAAAACCACGGCTTTCAAGAAATCTAATTTGTTTAGGTGTAGTTAATCCTTCCTGACGTCTCTTATCCAAACGGTCAAGTAACAAATTAGCTTTTCCTGCATTGTCAATTTCATCTGGAAAAATACCGAATTTTTCTAAAGCCTTTATCTGCTTATCACTTGCTGGTGCCATTTCCCAGCCAAATGATGGCTTATATCCTGATAAATCCTGATCCATTATGCTCATTTCAAACTGTAGCGGATCAACAAGTTTTCTTTTACGTTTTTTCATTTCACTCAGCAGTTTTGCTAACGATTCTTCACGCTGAGCAACTACATCATTTGAAGCCTGCTCTTCTGCATCTTCAATATCGATAGCTTCTAACACATCTTCAGGAAGACAGGCGTTCGCTTTGTCTTCAAGATTCTTTGTCATTGTTTTAGCCACTTCTTCATCTTCACAGATAAGATTGGCTGGATGACATAATTCATGACGTTCAGTGTGCCATAAAAAATCAAGCAATAATAAATGGTCCTTGCCCTCGCACAGACGAGTTCCACGTCCGACCATTTGCGAATATAAACTTCGTACCTTTGTAGGACGTAGTACGATAATACAATCGACTGACGGGCAGTCCCATCCTTCAGTTAACAACATTGAATTACATAAAACGTTGTATTTATCATTTTCAAAATCTTTCAATATTTCACTGCGGTCTTTACTGTCACCATTTACCTCTGCAGCTCTGAAACCATTTTCGTTGAGAATATCTCTAAATTTTTGAGAAGTCTTTACAAGAGGCAGGAAAACAACCGTTTTCCTATCCATACAGTATTTTTTCATTTCTTCAGTAATCTGATGAAGATACGGATCCAGCGCAGTACCTATATCGCTTACCTTGAAGTCACCAGCCTGAACTCCGACACCGGACAAATCCATCTTTAACGGTAACGTAAGCGCCTTTATAGGTGCTAAAAAACCCTCTTTAATTGCTTTAGGCAAAGTATACTGATATGCTAAACTTTCAAAATAACTACCAAGATTTCTCATATCCCCGCGATCCGGTGTAGCAGTTACACCTAAGACCTTGGCTGTATTAAAATATTCCAAAACTCTTTGATAACCATCACTTAAACAGTGATGCGCCTCATCTATAATAATTTTGTCAAAATAATTTCTGGGGAACTGTTCCATTCTTTTTGGTCTCTGCAATGTCTGCACTGAGCCAACAACTATTCGAAACCAGCTCCCAATACATGTTTCTGATGCTTTTTCCATTGCACACCCTAATCCTGTTGATTTCGCTATCTTATCTGACGCTTGTTCAAGCAATTCTCCACGATGTGCCATTATAAGAACTCTATCCCCGTCCTTAACACAGTCCTTTGCAACTTCAGCAAAGACAATAGTTTTTCCACAGCCGGTAGGCAAAACTAAGAGAGTCTTTTGAACCCCCTTGTTCCACTCATTGAATATTGAATCGTGTGCCTCCTGCTGATATGGCCTTAACTGCATTAGAACTGTCCAGGATTATATTGAGGTGCTTGATTAAATGACTGCTGCACTTCATCTTTTGGATAGAATTTCTTGATTTTGTTGTACATATTTCCGTTATACTCCTCAGGAACAACTTTGCATCTACCAGTTGCTCCTGGAACCATTTGCCAGTTCATTCTGAGCGGTTCATCTTTTTTCTTCTGTCCTATTCCTCTAAAAAATTCACTAAGCATTGTTTCCAGCTTAGAATGAAGCAATAGATTGTGTTGAATCTTTACATCTCTTCCACTTGCGGGATCAACAATTACAATTGTTAGATTTGCCTGATTACATGGTGGAATCTTTTTACCTCCTTCATATCTTCCCCGTTCAAATCTTTCTACTCTAAAATCATAATCACCAGCAGGAAGTGTAATATACTCCTGCTCCTGCTGAATTGTATCATCCCATCCTAGTTCTCTTTCCATACCGTTTTGTTGTTGATAATTATTATCCATTACTTATATCCTCCTAAAATTGTCTAATCTGCTCATCGATTATTTTAAATACCTGCGGCCATGCTGCGATAAGCACACCGTCAATAAAACTCGAATCATAATTTTCTATTGGTGTTTCATAAGGATAGTACCCTTTGCTTGCCACAGCTTTTTTTAATTCATCTTCAGTAACTAAGTCCTTATTCATTAGATCTATCAATGCTCTAGGTAAAGCAGAATTACTTTGAGGCATTACTTTTGCTTCAGCTGTTTTAATCACTGGTTCCAGTTCGCTTCCTAGCTGATCAATCTTTTTACTGATATTTTGATTTGATTCAACTTGTGGCTGAACCGCCTGAGGTTGTACTGATTCCATTGATCGAGTATTTATTTCAGTATTTTGTACTATCCCATTAAAGATATGCGCGATGCCTGTATAATCTAAAGGCATTTCTTCAGGCAGTCCAAATCTGTTTTTTGCATCCCAGCAGGGATGGTGAGTAGTATACATAACACGCTGACCACCCTGTGCCTTGTGTTTCTTACCTTCTTTATCGGCTGCTACACTAAACGTTTTATAATTAGCAAATAAGACTATATCGGCCCATTCTTTTGTAAGCGGGGCTGTTTGTGCTGTTGTTTTTTTACCAAGTTTCAGCTCATAGCGATCATAAGCTCCCATTTCATTAGGCTGTTCAAATTTTCTAATTACTGCATGTGCAGTTAATAAAACATTGATATTAGCCACATCAATCACATCCTGGAGAAGATTTAAGAATCTACCCCATTCTTCTGCGACGTATGTATAGCCGTTTCCGTATCCAAATTCTTCAACCCCACTCTTGCCGTGTCTTGAACACACTGCTTCTACACATAGTCTTTCAGCCCAGTCAGCGGTATCAATCACAAGTGTCTTACATGGTTTTGTCTGAATGATCCACTGAACTTCCTGGATAATCATCTGCCAAGATGTCGGTTTAGGCAGTCTTTTAACATCAAGTTCTTTTGTAGATCCTTCGGTATCGATAAATAACGGATCAGGAAACTTTGAAGCAAAGGTTGATTTACCAATTCCCTCTGGACCATAGAAAACTACTTTCTTAGCACCGTTTATAACCCCATCTGTAATTACAAATCCATTCATTAAAACTCACCCGCTTTCCATTTAGGTGTCTCAGCTTGTTCTTTTATACCTCCATTTACTGACGATAGCACTGATGGATTTTCTTCAAGCATTTGCCCCTTTACGTATCCATCTTCAATTACAATCGAGCATTCATCACCAGTAGATACTCTTGTAGCAATTGCCTGCAGCCCTTCCTGTTCAAGCCACGCTCCAAATTCATTCATAGTCTCAATATCCATTTGTTCTAACTTATCAATCAATACAAATCCACAATCCGGATTTAATTTACGTACAATAGCAGTTGCAACTCTTAATTGGTCGCTCCCGCTCATTCCATCCCATTTCTTGCCGTTATATGTAAGTTCATTATCTTCAACACTTAGTCCAGGAAGTGGCAGATCAGCACCTTTTAACAGATCAATACGCTGTTTGCGAATCTCTTCAATCTTTACAGTCATTTCATTATACTGACTAGCGTAATTATTCGCGTCTTCTTCAGCCTTATCCTTATCTAAATTTGCTCTAACTTTACGATTTATTTCTTCAATTTCAGCAAGATTTTTTTCAAGTTCTTCAGTTGACTGATCAATAAGATCTAGTGCATCCGTTTTAGCAATAGTTAGATCATTTGTCGCTTTGTTTAATTCAATTTGCTTAGCTAGTAACTGTTTTTGTAGTGCAGCTACCTCTTCAGTTAAAATCGATACACTGTATTCAATTTGAGTTACTTTATCACGCTTGCGTTGATTCTCCCCGTTCTTTGCTAATATTGCCTGTTGCTGATTAATTAGCTCCTGAGGCGAAATTAAATCTTTAGGTGCTTCAGAATAAAATACCTGTTCTTTAGCATATTTTTTCTTTTGATCAGCAATTCGTCCAATAGCCAATCGATTATTATAGATTTCACTTTCTTCATAATTCAGCTTTGCAAGCTGTTCCCCGACACCAATTATTCTTAATAGAATATTAGCTTTCTCCTTATTTGAAGCTTCCATAAACTTTGGAAGATCCAAAGCCAGTTCTTCGATAAATCCATTCAGTATCTGCTGACCTGCCTTGTTTCCATTAGGGTCAGTAATCTTTAATGCGCTGTTCTTACCTTTACGCTCCACTACCAATCCATTGCTTAATGTAATGTTCAGATTAGGTGGAACTGTGGATCCTTCTCTAGCAGCATTACTCGGCTTAAATTTATTGCCACCCAGTGCCCATGCAATACTGTCTAATACCGATGTCTTGCCCTGGTTGTTTCTTCCACCAATAACTGTCAAACCATTTTGATTTGGTTCAACTTTAACTGCTTTAATGCGTTTTACATTTTCCAATTCCAGCCTGTTAATTTTAATTGTCATTTCTGTTTTCTCCCTTAAAAGTAATGATTTTGATAATCTTATTCTTTTTGATGACATAAACTTTTACAGTCTCGTCATTTACATTCGTTTCTACACGACAGCGGATATTTAGATTCTCACGCTTCTGTTCGATTATTTCAAAATAAGCGTCATTAAGATTCTTACTGAACATGTTATGGTTGAAGTTAGTTGACATCTTTGTTATCCCCCAACAGTTCATCCATAATTTTTCTTACTTCTTCAGATGATGGAACTCTTTTATTTGCATTTAATTTTTCTATAAATTCTTTTCCACATTCTTCAAATACATCCTCAACCGGGTTGAAAATTTCAATTATATCTTCTTTTGTAAGGGTACTGATATCTTCAACATACTTGAGCATGGCAAACCCAAGACTTCCGAAGATTGAATTTTCAATAGGACTGATTTTAAATTCATACTGTATTAGTGTTTCCGGATCCATATTTTCTTCAATTTCATCTAATAGTTTTTTTATTGATTTGCTTTTGTTGCCGTTAATCTTTACTACTTTTATATCAGCTCCTGATTCCATTGCTGATTCGATTAATTCCTTGATTTTATCTTCCATATTTCTTCTCCTTTTGGTTATATTTTTCAATCACCCAGTCCCGATCCTTTGTTACTGTCTCGAGACTGGACTTTAAATTTCTAATTACTAATACCTGGTAAACACTTAGCACAATAAACAGGACTAAAAGTATGCTAAGAAATTTAATAAATACCTTGTCTTTCATAAGACTGCCCCCACAAGAGCAGCAGTAAGCTCCGCCAACAGATAGACACATGCTACGATAGTTAATGCTCCTCTAGCTGTTAATCTTTCCATTTAACAGTTACCTTTCTTTAAAACAACCATTGTATATAACTGTTTATTAATGCTCAATGCACCATCCTTAGCGGTAATAACTGAAATATCTTCAGCTGGATAAGATATGGCTATTCCATAATCTAATAACAGAATATTGCTTTCTCTTAGTTCATCAACTTTAAAAATATCCTGATTATCAAATTCATTTTTCCCTTCTAAACGGATGCTTGGTTTCACCAATTCATCTGAAGGCATAATATTTAACAACTGTCTTAAAGTAATACTTTCCATTTTGACTTTCTCCTTAATATCTTCTATAATGAAGATGGTTAATTTTTGTTAGGTACTGTTGGCGCAGTGCCTTTTTTTGTACTTTTGTTGTACGCAATTATCAACGCATCAATCAGCTTTTCACTCGGCTCCCGATGCCACTTTGTCATGTAATCTTCAAATGCGCCTCGCGGAACATAAATGTATCGCTTTCCGCACTCTGTTATTTTGTAACTACCTGGAAAGGATCCATTAACAACTGCACTAATCACAAAATCCTTACTCAGTCCCGTACGTTCTTTAATCTCTTCAAACGTAACGCCTAGAGCTTCAACCTTTTCCATCTTTCTCACCTCCTTTGATTTAATCCCCATTAAACATGTATTTCTCACTACATAATTAATAAATTTGTTATAATATCCTTATCAACACTGCCACGTTGAAATCTAAAGAAAGGAAATTTATTAATATGTCACTTAAGCCAATTGACAGGCCTGAAGATTTTGATAATTTGTCTAAAGATCAGCAAAAAATACTTGTAGATTATCTAAAATCAAATTTCACGCCTATAAAGTCTATGAATACCAAGCACACTTCCTATGGACTTAAACAGCCTCTTGACAGACTAATCGGTTTCTATGTGACCAATGGTCAGTTTAAGGGAGCAATGCTTAAAGCAGGTTTCAGATCCGATAATATTGATAAAGAGCTTAACTGCAATTTCAATATTTCTGAAAAATCTCAGTATTTTAAAAACTGGCGTTCTTCATAGACGGTATAAGTACATTTTCAATCTGGTGGATTTCTTCATCAATTACGTTTTCCTTCGTAAGTCCTTGAGGATAATCATCATTGAGAATGTACTTTTTCTTTTGCTTAAGTGCTTCTAGAATTCTTTCACATTCATAAATAATTTGATCTTCCATAACTTCCTCCTTTTTTTCTTCTGCCCCTTTCGTGCTATAATTAGCTTGAAAGGAGGTAAAATATAATGACTAAATTAGTAAAACCCGGTACCGATAATGAACCAAAAGGAAAATATAAAGAAGTCGGTCCCCGTGGTGGTGAAGTACCTAAGCCTAGAGTTGTTTCAATAGATCCTGGCGATAGATTACCACCAACCCAAGAAAAAGGTAGAAAATGGAAAAAAATATAATCTACCATCCCTTAGCACTCTACTGCTTTGGGATTTTTATCTTCCTCTTAGAAAAACACCATACCAGTGAAAAAATATTAACTTGAATCCATGATTCAACATATAATTCACTGTTCTCTATATACTTCGTTATATAATGATGTATCATCCCTGCCACTCCTCCTAATCTGTTTTAAATAATTTCTTTAACTCCGCTTTCAATACTTTCAACAACGATTTATCAAATCACATAATTTTTAAAACTGTTATGATTTAGTTAGTCGACAGTATTAAGATAAAAGACATAATCACTAATACTGCACTTAACCCAAAAGCAAACAAAGTTGGTTTTATCAATGATTTATAGTCTTCCATAATAGCTATGCCTAATAGCAAAAACACACCTACTCCGCTTGATAATACAAATCCAATTCCAAAAAGCATACATAAAAATATTTTCATTCTAATTGGCCTTTCTTTACTTATCTACATTTTGTAGATAAAAGATTAAAAAAATTAATTGAATCTGCTTCCATCTTTAATACTGAGCATATCTCTTTTGCAAGCTTAATAGAACATTCCTCTGGATTTTTTTCTATTGAAGCATATGTATTTCTATGTATACCAAGCTTTTCAGCCATATATTCTTGAGAAAAGCCTCGCAATCTTCTTGCTTCAACAAGTTCCAATCTTTCTGACATACAACTCACCTCCTGAAACAATCATATCCTACATTTTGTAGAGTGTCAATATAAATATGCATTTTGTAGAATTTTTGCAACAAATTGCTTTATTTTTTAGACATTATAGTCTACAATATAGGTATAAATGAGGTGTTAAAATGAAAAGCGGAATAGGCACTACTATAAAAATGCTTAGAGAAAATAAAAATATAAGCCAAGAAGAATTAGGAAATGTTCTTGGTGTAAGCGACAAAACAATATCATCTTGGGAAATTAATAGAACTGAACCTAAAATGGGTATCGTTCAACTACTAGCAGATTATTTTGGTGTTTCAACTGATTACTTAATAAAAGGTGATTTAAGTAAAGATGCCATGATCTATTCTAAATTAAATATTGATTTCATTCGTATCCCCTTATATTCAACTCTATGCTGTGGGGACGGTGGATTTAATGAGGATAATATAATTGAAATGGTAGCAGTGCCAAGTAAGGGGCTTAATCCTAACTTAGAATACTTTGCTCAAATTGCTGACGGTGAATCAATGAAAGATGCAGGAATAGGTGATGGCGATTTGCTAGTGTTTGAAAGAGTTGATAAGGTCGACAATGGAGTGATCGGATGTTTTTGTATAGATTTGAATAAAGCAATGTGTAAAAAATACAAAGAACAGGATGGAATGATCATACTTATGCCGATGAACAATGAGTATGATCCCAAATTCATTGACCCATTAAACAGTCATTTCAGATGTTTGGGTAAATTAAAAAAAGTCATTAAAGACTTCGAGTGGGAGGATTAATGATGTCAAAAAAAGAAACTGTTAAATTTATTCTTTTATTGACTATAGCAACCGTTATAATAGCGATTACCATTTTACTTTTTTGTTGGGTATGCTATCTCGTTCCAATTGATTTTCCAGGTACTGTTGGTGAATGGATAACAGCTTTTTCAGCACTTGCTGGTGGTGCACTTACATTAGGTGGAGTCTGGTGGACGATTAAGGATAGCGAGAAAAGATCACTCGAACAAAAACTAGACTTTATTGAACAACAAAAAATTACAGATAGTCAACGTCGTAAAGATTTAGCAATGCAATATAGACCTATTTTAAACTGTGAAGTAACTAATCACATTCTACTCAATAATAACGTAGCATTATGCACATATTTTTCTTTGAAAAATATAGGACGCGCAGAAGCGATTGATGTGAAAATCAAAACAAGTAGTGAATTGCCTATTTTTTCCCAAATTACATATGATCATACTTCTATAATTGAAAAGAATAATATTTTTCAATTCATAATCACTTTTGTATGGAAAGGTCGGGATTTAGGTGATGGGACATTTGAATCATTACAACTAGACAAAATGTACGATTTAACAAAAAAATCCTTAAATTCATCAGTAGAAATTACTTTTTCTGATATAGTTGATACAAAATATTGCTTGCATTTCAATGTGGAATGCCATTATATTGTGAATCTTAATGGTTCAAATACTAATGGATTGAACTTAGATCAAATACAAAAATTAGTAGATTCAACTCCCAAAACATGGAGAATTGATTTAAAGAACGTAGAAACAATAGATATATCTAATGGTAGTATATGAGACATAACCAAATACGGTAAACACACTTCATAGTGTTTATATAAATAAAATACGAAGGGAGAACTAAGATTATGAATCAAAATGAAAAGCAACTATATGATGAATTAAGGAGTACTGCTGAAGAATGTGATAAGCTAATGAATATGATCTTCGAACGCCAATCACCTTCTTGTGAATTAAAAAATAAATATAAAACTCTTAAAAACAGTTGTAAAAATAGATTGCAACAAATAAAAAGAGTTGGAAAGCCAATAAATGTAAGTCCAACTATATATAATAGATTTTTAAGAAATTATAGTGAAGCAATGTCCTTTGGCTTCACTGAGCCAACAAACGGAAACCTTGATAAAATGATTCATTCTTTAGAAGAGGCAAGTTACAAGTTTACTAAGTTTTTAAATGAATAATATAAGTTATATGGAGAGAATAAAATGGATGAAAATGATTACATATCTTTAAGAATTGATAATCAAATAGACTGGTACGATAAAAAATCTATTAAATATAAAAAATGCCATAATTTTATTACAATATGCAGCATATTTGTTTCTACATCTGGATCAATGATAACTATTTTAGGATATATTTTTACTGATTTAAAGATCGCTTTCTCTATTTTTGGGGCTATGGCTGGATTTTCAGTTGCCTTTATGCTATCACTAGATAAATTAAAAGATTTTCATGAACACTTTCTTACATATAGAGCAACTTGTGAAAAGTTAAAACAAGAAAAATATTTATTTCTAACAAAATCTAGTGATTATTATCAAAATGATCAAGCCTTTAATTTATTTGTTGAACGCTCTGAAAGCATCATGGCAACAGAAAATCAAAATTGGGCTCAACTAAATGAAAAAAAGAGGGATTAACCTTCTTCTATTATAATATCATAAGTTTTCTCAAAAATTTCTGGTTTACAGGGATACCGTTCACCATTGACACCAGTAATAATCCAATCACCTTTTTCAGCCTTCATTCTACCTTCTAAAGTATCTATATAGAAAGAATGATCTGTTTGATATGCATCAACTAGTATTGGTTTTTTACGCACTTTATATTTTGTCATATGAACCACCTCTTTGTTTATATTATAACCAAATTCATTTTAGAAAGGAAGTGAAATTTATGCCATCATTAAAAACCTATGATCTTTTTATCAGTCATGCTTGGTTATACGGCGATGATTATGATAATTTAATTAATTTACTTGATAAAGCTTCTTACTTTTACTATAGAAATTATTCTGCTCCAAAAGAAAAACCATTAGCGATATCAAACAATGCTTTTGATTATCAAATCAAAGAAGCGATTGATAAAAAAATAAAACCTGTAAATTGTGTAATTATATTAGGCGGAATGTACGCTCACAGAAAATGGATGAAATACGAACTTGAAGCTGCTAAAAAACTTAGAAAACCAATTATTATAGTTGCTCCCCGTGGACAAGAACGTATGCCGATAGAATTACAACAATATCCTGTTGTGCGTTGGAATACAGATTCAATAATTACTGCGATAAGACAGTTATCAAGATAAAAATTCATAAGTCCTAACAGGTAAATCATAAAAAAACTCCACTGCTACCAACAGTGAAGTCGAATGAAGTACTACCAATACTTCATATTTATAAAAGACTCAACCAAAAGTCCTTTTACGTGCTTAATTATAACACCTAAACACGTCTAAGGCAAATATAGAAAGGACGTGTTTTCATTATGCCTAGAAAGCAGACTTTTAAGCGCAGGCCGAACAAAGCAGGAACAGTAATAAAACTATCAGGTAAACGTAGAAGGCCCTGGTGCGCTAAAATAACTACTGGAAAAGATATTATTACCGGTAGGCAGATACAAACAGTTTTAGGAACTTTTGAAACTTGGGATGAAGCCGACGATGCTTTGACTTTATACAGGCTTGGTCAAAAAAATAAGATTACTGATACGGAAGCTGAAGCATTGGCACCTGATACATTTCAAAAACTTGTTGATCAGCGTGAAAAGAATATGCCTACCTTTAAAGAAATCTTTGATATTATATACCAGGAAGAATTGTGCACATTATCTAAAAGTGCTGCTCAAGGTTATAGATCGTGGATTAAACATTTTAACAGTATATACCACCACAAGATCAGTCAAATAAGTCTGGCCGATCTGCAGGAAATATTTGATCGTGATAAAGCTGGTTACGGTACAAAAGTACATATGAAAGTTTTAGTTAGCAAAATATTTGAATATGCAGTTATTCACAAATATATAAATCGTGACGATGATTACACTGAATATATAAAATGTGGCAAAGCAAAAGAAAGCACTAAACATTATGCTTTCTCAAATGACGAAATAAGAGCATTGATGAGCGATAACAGCGATACGGCTAAAATAATACTTATTTATATATTCACCGGTTTAAGAGCAAATGAACTGCTGAATATCCCGCGTAAAAATATTTGTTTAAACACAGAATTCCCCTATTTAGTATCTGGATCAAAAACTGATGCAGGTAAAAATCGAGTAATTCCCATTCATACTTTTATCGAACCTTTTGTTAAACAGCTGTTGATGAAGAGAAAGAAAAGAATAATTGACTGTACCTACTATCAGTTTTCATCTATGTTCTCCTCTTTTTTAACTGATCATAATATGAAGCATACAATACATGATACTAGGGATACATTTGCAACATTATGTCAGTCTAACAACGTTGATCTGTTTATAAGAAAACGTATTCTTGGTCACAAAATGAAAGATATAACCTTTGATACTTATACATCTACCGTAATTGAAACATTATATAAAGAAATCAACAAAATCAAGGTGCCTAAGCCTTGA